CTGGTTCTATCAAATTCGCCTTTCGGCAGGGTACCATCTTGTAAATCGTATGTCGTACGAAAAACGTTCTGATGGTCTTGATTCCCATACTACCTTTCTAAGGTTTAACAGTTTTGTGGAGGTTTTGGAGAAACTCTACGGAGTTTCCCTCCCCCTACCTGTTTTACCTGATCTTGACAGCCTACGAAGTTTCTGCGGAGACTTAGTAGAAGGTAGTTACCACCCTTGGAGACCGTTGCTGTCCCGGCTCTCCGAACAAACCCGTTGCGGTTTGTCACACTCACTCTTTCTCTTCCGAAAAGTTGTTCCGAAAGAGAAACCTCGCCTCTATTCTTACATGAGTAAAATCTCCTCTCCGCAAGAGAGTCCTGATCCCAATTTTTTGCGTTTCGCTTTGAAGCTGACGAAAAAAATTTTCCGTAATGGATGGGATAGATCTTACCCACGTCATGCAATGAGAAGTTCCTACCCGCAAACGGCTTGCGCCGAGTTTGCCCGTTGGGAAGGTGGCTCGAGGGGGCTTGACGGTCTGCACGCTTCTGAGCGTGCAGAGTTTTGCGAGTACGTACTCGCATCCCAGAAAGCTAAGAGCCGCGGGGTTTCTATCGTACAAGCCGTAGAGACCGGTGGTAAGTGGCGGATCATAAGTCTACCTCCTCGCGTAGATAATGCTCTCCGTGCTCTCCATCACGTCATGTACGATCATCTTTCCCAGCAAGACTGGCTCCTTCGCGGCGATGCGAAACCGAATCGTTTCAAAGATTTCACACCTGCAGACGGTGAAGTCTTTGTTAGTGGCGACTACGAGTCCGCTACTGATAATTTAAATTCGGTTACACAGCGAGCCATATTGCAAGCTTTGCTAGACTCCTCTGTCTGTATCCCCGAGGGGATAAAGGAGCATGCACTCTCCATCTATACGTCTGATCTCACTGACTCTAGACGGGGAGCTCCTCTCACGCACGATCACCTTTTCGTGCAACGCAGAGGACAGCTTATGGGACAGCTGACTTCATTCCCTTTGCTTTGCCTGGTAAACTACATCACGTTTCGCTACTCCGTGAACCGCAAGGTTCCTGTTAAGATTAACGGAGACGACATCATCTTTCGCGCCACTCCTGGTGAGGTCGCTAAATGGGAACGTGATGTAGCTAAGGGCGGGTTGACTCTGAGTAAAGGAAAAACGGTGATTCACCCCAGGTTTTTCACCCTGAACTCAACCCCCTTCTGGTCCACTCGTAAGGGTGCCAAAGGTGTGGGATTCGTCCGACCGTCCGCGGTCTGGAAGAATGAGGATATACCACAACAGATCCGATCGTTGAATAGTCGTTTCTATTCATCGTGCTCATTTTTTGGCTCTCGTAGATCCAGCGTTGTTCGACGTCTGTTCCTAGAGCAAAATATGAAACCGATTCTTGCGAGTCGGCGGTCTTTGACGAGGGGACTGGGGTTGGCTGTGGACGAAGGCACCCTACGAAGTACCAAACTTTGGTATCGTGAGCTCTTCTACCTTGAACAAGTTGAAGAGCCGGATATACCCCTTCCTAGGGGTCAGGTGCCTCCGGGTTGGAGACCGGAGCCAGTTTGGATGTTCACCGATGCAGAACGAAAGGCCTGGGACCGACTTTACCAGTGTTCTGTGTTAGATCACCTCTGGCACGACCGGATCGAACCCGTCGACTCGACGGCGGACATGTCCGATATACAGTCAGGGTGCTTTCCTTATGGCTTACCGCCAGGGATCAAGTACCGCAAGATGCTTAAGCTTAGTCGAGCTCAAGCGTATCGTTGGGCATGTAAGAGACGGAATCCCTCTGTTTTCGGTAGAGTGAGGTTCCTGAGAAAGAGTGAGAGGGTGATGGTGTTGAAGGACCGGTCTTACAGCGGTAAATCTGTAAGATGTCCTCAGTTTGTCAGTTCCACTGGCAAGCTTTGGGCAGGCGCTAGGTCGGAACAACCGATTCATACCATGTCTTTAAGACCGGCGCGGCCGAAATCCGTTAGCTGGAATCTGTTAGGGTGGGATTCCCTGAAGATGTGCTTGAGGAAGTTGAGTGGGAGGTTAGTATAGAGAGAATGCCTCTAGGTCTTGCGTAATGTGCAAGAGTGCCTGAGGGGAGCCTAGTGATTGTTAGAGAGAAATCCTCTCTGGGTCGGCACACTTCTGTCGATACTTCGAGACGGGACGGGAAGTTAACGCAACAAC